CCTTTCAGATTCTAAGCAGTGGTTCGCGGCTACAATAGATACGGTAACGATCATGGCTCCGCTGTTGAGGGGGCGCGTTAAAAAATCTAAAAAAGAACTCGAAAAGGTCAACACTCGTATCGATGAGTTGACAAAGGGGGATGAAGAACTCGCAGGAATTCTGGCGAGTATGTCCACAGGGGAAAAGATTGCATATCTCCAAGCTGACAACAAGCTCGGAAAGTTTAATTTTAAGTTGATTTCAGAGGCTCTCGATTTCGATGCGGCAGATGCAGGTAGTCGTCGAATTGTAGATGAAATCGCAAAAGTAGAAAGCGACAAAGCCGACCTCTTAAAGAAACACAATCTCAAGGGTGGATCAGCGATCCTTCCAAAAGCCCTTCAAGCAGACATTCAAGACTTGGACAGGAGACAGGCTCTGCTCCAAAATCAACTGTTCTTGTCAAAGCTACAGATGCACGGTCGTCCGGTTTTAAGATCGACAATCACAACGGCCCTACCTCTCTCGACTGTCCAGTACATGTCGGGAGAATACCTCACAGGATTTTTAGGCGGTGGGGATCGCATCGCTGCAGAGGGGATGGGCGCACTTGCATATTTTGTAGCCGGTCCGAATTCTATCATAGGCTTAGGCGGATTAGGCCGCTTGGGAGCGTATATAAACTATAAGTTTGCCGGAGATATCGTAGGCGCTTCTGCTGCAAGAATGGAGAGTTTCCTAAACGTAGGTGCGGATTTTATACTAGACAATCCTAACCTCTTCACTGGTACGTTGACTGATGCAGACCTCCGCACGTATATAAAACGTCTAGAATCAGAGCGAGGTAGTCGCCTTTCGTACAAAGAATACCGTAGTCTTCAGTACGTCAAAAAATTAGCCGGTGTCCTAGACGATGAGTCGAGGGGCATGGTACTCAATAGCATCGAAACGTACAAGAAACTCCAAAAAAGAATTGTCGGTGCTATGCCCGCAGAGAAGCAAGGCCAAGCACTCAAAGTATTTCAGGAATCCTTTGCTACGATGTCGAACTTGGGATGGATGCGTTCTGCACAAGCCCTAGCCCTCAGTAAGGTTAGCGTCGTATCTCTGTCGAGTGAGAAGTCGGTAAAAGAAGCTGCAGCCGCCGCTGAGATGATGAACAAAAACATCACACAGGCGAACTTCGGCATTCAGAATCTCAAGCGTATGCTCAAAGAAAACATCTTCGATCCGGACGATGCAGAGTACATTGAAAACTACATCGATACGATGCAAAAGGCTGTAGACCTCGCTGGGGCAGATGCGGATAGAAGTGCTGCTATACTCGGTGACCGAATCGAAGAGATCGTCACGCTCGGAGTTAGTGATCCGTCTATACCCATCAACGGGCAAGTCATCGATAGACTAATCGACGTGGGGTTTGACGTACAGCAGGGCATCAAAGAAAGTTTAGACAGGGGTTCGTACTACAACCGTGCCCGTGCCAACGTAAACGAAGCTCTCGTCGCACGAGCAGATGCTCTTCGTCAGTCTCGCGGCACACGTGATGATCTCTTGGAGCGGGCGCGTACGGCTGAAGTTACTCTGTTAAATCATCTCGACAGCGCACAAGATCAGGCTCGTGTAGGATTTATTTCACTCGATAAGGAGTTTGCACAGGAGGGTAAGACTGTCGATGTAGGCGGCATGATTACCGAAATGTTCTCCCTGATGGGTGACGCCGAGTTTGGTAAGCCAGTTTCATCGGCACAAATTCGCGACTTCTTTTCTGAAGAATCGGAAGTATTCAAGGGTAAATTCGGATCACGTGTTCGTGAAGTATTCGAGAACATGGCCCGTCGCACGATGGATCGTTTCACAGAGGAAGACCTAGAAAATCTTCTTTCCCATCACCGTACAAAGTTTGACGAAAACGGAAACGTACGCGAACACTTCATTTCTGAAAATGCTACCCTGATGGACGTGATCGGATTCAAGTTGTCACGCGGCGAGTTTAAGGCGTTTAAAGCGACACCACAAGAGGTTATGCTCGTTGTGTCCGCCTTCCACGACTACGCTATTGCAAACAAGAACCCACAACTCGCACGGCTCTATCACGGTTTTGCCGATAGAGCAGCAGAAATTGTAGCGAAACAGCATCCGGAGTTTGCTAACAAGTGGCAAGCGGCTGCTGACACTTACAAGACTCTGTGGTTTGATAGGTTCTATCGTCACGACGGACCTGTCAACAAGGTACGTCGCGCACAGATAAGCGGACAGTTCGGAACTAAAGCGCAGCGTGAACAGGCGTTTGATGAGGAGGTTAGTCTCTTCGGTGAACTATTTAGCTACGGCTATAAGGCGAATGCCGATCCGATTACGTTTCTCAACCCTCTAATTAAAAGATTTCAAGCAGCCCTAAAACCCGGTGCGAGTGACGTTCAGCGGGGTGAGTTACAGAGCATGATGCACCAACTCATCGCAGAAATCGGTGATAGGGATGTAGACGGCAACATCTTCTTTGACGCCGGAGATGAAGACAGTATGAAGCGTCTCTTTGCGTTTAAACGCTCGATGGAAGAACTCTTCTACGATGTATGGGCAGCAGACGTTGTTAAGAAACTCGACGACACTACCCCCTTCCGTGTCGGTGCCGTGTCTGAAGGGGCACGAACCGTGCAAAACGAAATTAAACGGATGCAAGAAACGGGCGGATATTACCTAGAATTTATGGACATGGACAACGTGGCGTTCGTAGAAGAAGCAGCAACTGTAATGATCAAGAACCCGAAGGGACGGGACTACGAAGTAAAGATATTCGACTTAGAAGGGATTGTCAGTGAGGAGAGGTCTATCGAACGACTCATCACAACAAACGAAAAGTATCGCGATGAGGCGGTCGGACATCTCCAGAACTTCGCTAAGAAAGTGGACTCTCAAGTAGAGAGCGTCAAGAAGCGGGACAAGGCTGCTGATAGAGGTATGAGGCAGCTTCTTCGTGGATCGAAAGTTAAGAGTGGGTCAGACTTCGCAACAACCTACCTGATAAACGGAACGACGAAAGGTTTAGCCGCCCTAAAAGAAAAGGCTAGGGTAGCTCTTTCCGGGAACAATCCAGATAAAACCACGGTTGACATCGACGGTGTAGAGTTTGAAATCGACGAGGTAATTGATCTCGGAATAAAGAAATTACTCATAGATGCACTACAAGAAGTGGGGGGACTTCAGGCTCAACCCGGAAATGTTGCCTATAGCTTCTTCGGAAATGAGTCAGTAGGATTGACCTATACGAAGCCCGGTGAGCTTCTCAAGCTCTTAGACAACGAGAAAGCCTACAATAATATAGCCGAAATACTCGATGAAGATCACGCGCAATACATCAAAGATATTGCACAGTATATGAATATGAAGAACACTTCGCTCGATTTCGATCCTCGCTTGGAAGGAATTGTCAAGCCGTTCGGAGTCAACAGCCTCATTTCCCGAGCGTTTAACATACGTCGTGGTATGGTTTCGCCTCAGTACGTAGCTGCTGAAATCGCTGTTGCTGTAGCGTCACAAGCGGGCATCGACATGATGAAACTCGCTGCTGTTGACGAGAACGCCGCAGGATTGATGCACAGATTTATCGAGTTCCCGAAAGACATGACAAAGAAAGAACTCGATACTTTCTCTACGCAGATTACGACGTTTCTCATTTCGGAAGCTGCGTATCTCGGATTAAACTTTGAAGAACTCGTCACCAACATGGGTGAAAATTTCGTAGAGGCAGGAGTCGTTGCTGCGACAACTGTTAGCGAAGGCATAGACCTATTCGACTTTGGTGGCGACGAACAAGAACCACAACAGGGGAACTAAGATGAAAACGTACAACAACGGCCCGCGCAAGGCCATGATGTATGGTGGTGCAGCCAAGCGTAAGCCGATGATGTACGGTGGCACTGCCATGATGAAAAAACCCCGCAAGAAGGCTTACGGGGGTGGCATGATGTCAGCGAAGCAAGGCCAGCAAAATCAGATGCAAAACACGATGATGCAACAGCCTAAACTTGCGAATACGGGTATGATGGCAAAGGGTGGTGAAGCCTCTGAATTTGGTATGCTCAGTGTCAAAGCCGGTATCGACAACAACCCGAAGCCGACAGCCGCAGATCGTATCGCGGGAGCTACTAAAGGTAAGAAGAAGACTTCTGCATAGTCTCGTCGGCTACGGTACGAAGGTAACGAAGAAGGGATGCTACCGAGTGCGAACCCTCGTACTCCGGCATCCCTTCATTCATTGCACGTTCGAAATCTTCCGGACGTACGGAGTCGTACAATAGTTCGACGTTGCCGTTAGTGAGTAGGTTAGCTTCGAGCTTGAATAGTTGTGCTTTCGGTTTCAATGTCTTGTAACTCGCTGATTGCAAGGTTGTAGCAATCCGCCTTGAACACAAATCCGTTGTCCGGATCAACATCTCCCCGGCGGTGGTGCGTGGCATTTTTATAGAAGTCACGCTTATCTATTTCGCCCAAGACCCACGCACGTGTGCCGTCGATCTTGATGCGTACAAAAACGTACGAGTCGCAGTCTTGCTTCGATCCGTGTGCGGCCACCGAGCAGTCATAGTACGTTTTGGGTGGCGTATTGCATCGTTTGGTTTTCACATCGATACGCCTTCCGTCTAAGACGAGATCGTAGTCGTGCGTATTCGCCTCTGTAGCCCCCGTGAGGTCGGCTACGATGAGTTCGCCTATAGCCCCTACCACATGACTACAACTGCCCGTGATGCTGCCCTGTAGGACGCCTACAGTGGCAGTTTTCTTTTTTGCACGCTCGACTATCTCAGGCGTTATTTTTACTTCGATCATTCTTGAACCTGTGCTTGAAGAACACAACTAAATTGATAGCGGTATTGACAGTGATAGCTCCGATGAGCCACCACTGCCACCACGTCGGCATGTCTCCCCCGTCAGTCATGCCGCATTCAAGTCCACCACCTCACACGAACCTGCCGTACATGCAAGCTCCCGTGAGCCGGATGTGTTGTCTTCTTTTTCGTATTCGGACAGTGCGGCCCAGTCGATCTCAAAGGAACCGAATCTCTCCCGCCATTCGAGATACTCTTCCCGTTCGATGTCTTGATAGGGCGCTTGCTGATACGAATGATCAGTGTGAGGAAGGAACGAGACGCCCGACGCCACATCGAAATTGTCGTATATCCACGATCCAACTTGCATCCACTCGTGTTCTTTCACAGTGATTGTAACTGACGGCTTGTGTTCGCACCAGTGAATTGCGTACGTTTTCCACAACTCTAGTTGCTCTACAGCCGTCATGTCAGTGCGTGTGACAGCAGCATCGGGTGATCGCATCGCAAATGAGAACACGGTGGTTGTGTCAGGCTTGGTTACGTCCGCCTCACTGTACACCCCTTGTTCCTTGAGGAACTGTGTCAAAGGGTCTTTGTTGTCAGCACGCACGGTACGAATGTAGTAGTCGTTGTGCCTAGCGTGAATGCCGCTTGCAGCGTCCACCAGTTGCGATACAGTACCCGACGGCTTTACACAAGTGATAGCAGCCGACTGTGGAATACCAAGCTTCTCCGCGTACTCCTTGTTCGTATCGACGGCCACCTGACGCATCTCTTCGAGCCAGCGCGGCGAGTCTACGGACTTTGAAAGAACGGAGTGATCCATGATACCAGTCAAGGATACGCCGAGCAAACGCTCGTCCTCTGTGTTGTCTTTCCATACCTTCCTCAAGTATTTAAAATCAGTCAACGTAGACTGCATGGTGCCCAAAATCGTAGCGAGACGCACTTTGCGCTTCAAAGAGTCGAGTGTGTCGCTTTCCCGTACGACAACCTCTGACAGGTTACAGAACTGATACGGGCGCAAGATGATTTCACTACAGGGGTTCGTACCCCACATGTGCCCAGTCTCACGGCGTCCGTTACGGGCTACTTGTACGTCCGCAGCTTGGCGGTTGAAGATGCCCCGCTCTCCCGTCTTCGAGTCGTACAAAGCCAGCCACTCACGCATAAACGTACCTATTTCTGGCTTACCCTTATAGGCTACGGAGTTGTTAGCGAGTCCGCGCTGACCGTCACGAAAGATGCCACGTTCGGGTTCGTCGTACCACTCACCCGTCTTGGCGTGGCGCATCTGCTCGTCACCTAGATTCGACAGGGAGATCAGGGCAGAGCGACGTACGCCACCTACCACAACAACCTCGCCTACCTTACACATCAAGTCGTGGCACTCAATCGGAAAGAGGCGACGGCCCTTCGCTTTTTGAAAGAGCTTCACAGTGAACACAAACAAGTCATTGAGAGGCTTCGGCCCGGACGCACGACCACCCATCGTCTTGAGACGCGCACCTGACGGGCGTATAGCAGATAAGTCCCACTTTGGAATCTGACCAGCGTAGAGAAGAGCGATGAGTTCGCGCAACGACTTCGCCCACCCGGGCTTCGAGTCGCCGACCTTGATCACCGTGTCTGTGTCATTCATCGTGTCACTGACAATCGGCAGCTTGTCCACGTTCTCTCGTTCAACAGAAAAGCCCACGCCCGTGCCACACATCAGGATGTACATGCACTCGTCGAACGAACGAGGACTGTCCACCGGAATGTAGCTACAGTTGTAACCGCAGATGTTGTCCCGAGCGAGAGCCGGACCTGCAGTCATCATCGCACGCATCGACGGCATGATCTCCTGACTAAGAATAGCCTGTTCGATGTCGAACATGTCCGTGTCAGCGATTTCGTAGTTATGTTTGCCGCGAACCTGATTACGCATGTAGTCCGTATAACGAGACACAGTCTCGTCCCAGTCCTCACGACGCTGCTCATCGTCGAGCCAGCGTGCGTAGCGGGACTTGTGTATAAACTGCTGATATGGTGTAGGCAGCATATTATTCATCGTCTATCTCCTCGATAAGTTTATCTAAGTACCACTTCGCCTTTTCTAGGTCTTGGACGCCGTTCTTGTAACGATAACGCCAGAGATACTTTATTATGTTTCCTTGTAGGTAGTATTGATAGCCTTCATCTGTGGCAGCACGTATAGCGTCGATGCACTCAACCCCTGCTTGATTGTAGTGCGGCGGATTGTTGACCATATCCGCCAACCAGTTTGCGTTCGCTACGCTTTGCATACTTGCCATGCTTTCTTCTTCCATCCGCTTCTTCATGTAGTCCTCGTGTCTCATTGCTTCTTTCCAAATTCTACTTTTACGATGTTTGTTTCCGGATCGTGCTTCACGTCAACGCCGTTACCTGTGATATCTATCATCGCCTCTTGTGCCGCCTGAAAACGTAAGCGTGCTAGCCCTGCTGACATCACACGCTCAAAGTCAGACTCCATCAACTCTATGAGTCCGGACAGGATCACCGCGCCCGCAGGAATGTATTCATCGTCCTCGTCTTCTTCTGTCGTGTCGTACGCTGTCATGCTCACATGATCATCGCTTTCACCCTCTTTGAGGATCAAGTACCAACGATCCGACAAGAGACTCGCTTTTTCTAGGGTTGACTGCATATCTTTTTCATCCATTCTTGCACCATTCCTCTGGGATCGATCCCTCTGCCCACTCGAATTTGTGTTTCGTAGCCCACTGAGCATACGTGGTTTTGGACCCTTTGTATATCTTGTTGTTGGCACGCAAAAACACAAAACGGATGTCGAGGTCCGGATGTTGTTCCTTGACTAGAAGCATTTTCATCCGATCACCCTTGTCGAGATGACCCTTCGCTTCGACGTAGATGTTCGTCTCGGAGATGTAAAAGTCCGGCGTGTACGTGCGTGGCTTGGGTACGTACGTCAGCTTCATGCTTTCGTATTCATATACTACACCACGCTCAGAAAGAGCGCGAGCGAGATTGAGTTCGAAGTTAGAACGAAACCCGGCCTTCATGGCCGAGCTTTGCTTCATAGACGCATTCCGACGGATGCCAGCCTTTTTAGAAGATACCCTGCCAGTTTTGGAGACAGACGTTCCATAGGCGAGAATTCGTTTGTCAAGCGAGTCAGTGGGACGCATACGTTAGCTCCGGATTGTGCGAGGCGGCTGATCTTTTGTATCTCCACCTCGACGGTTGTGATGTCACGCTTCTCCGACTCGGAGGATAGCATGCCCAAGTCACTGAAATTGTTACGTAATGTAAGGGGCAAGCCTCGCTCGTGCTGCCGCAAGAAAACAGTTTTACGCTCACCGCCCGCACCGACGTGCGACTCGACGTACATATGATACATGTCCTTGTTTAGCTCTAAGAGTTCGAGATCGTAATCTCGGATAAAAACGTATGGCACATCATAACTCCTGTGTCTTGAGTCGCGTATACCACACCTTCGGCGGTGACTTGGCCTGTGACGTTACCCTGCTGTGCAAGACGGCATCAGGCCAGCAGTGACCACGAAATCCGCAGAGGCTACACTCTTTCGGCAAAACTTTATTGCCCGTACGTATGACTTCGCCCTTACGCTTGTACGTTTCGAACTCATCCGAGTATGGTTTGAACGGTTTCACGTCAGGGTCAGAAAGAAAGTGAACACGATTAGCAGCTTCGAGCATGTACGCTACACGATCATCACCTGTCCAGTCATGTGCCTCGACAATAGCAACCTCGCCGCTCGACTTATTGATGACGATCCAGCCACCGAAGTCCAAACCCGTAGCGGCACCGTACAGATGCCCCTGCATAACGTACCCAAACGGGTCATCATTCTTGATATGTTCGTAGCCACCGGAGCCGGTGAACTTGTATTTAAACGCCCAGTCACTTGCAGACTTGATGTCCCACACACGCTCCACACCGTCAGTGCCGCGTATGATAACGTCGAGTGTACCCTTTACGACGACGCCCTCAATCTCTAGGACAACTTCTTTTTGGAAGTCCACAATGTCGATACCGGCTTCGCGCATAACGAGCATCAGCAAGGCTTCGGTCAAGTCTCCGAATGCAAAACGCGCGATGCTGTTGTACTCCATGCTCTCTTCGATTCCGAACTTGTCGAGAATCTGCTGACAGAGAGGCTTGCCCAAGCCGGACATGCGGATGCGATACTCACGAGTACGACCACCGAGTTGTTTCTCGATGGCCGCTCGACAATCATCAACAAATAAATCTAAGTTATCCGGGGAGACTGTTACGTCCCCCCGAATAGCTCGTGTCATGTAGTCTTGAATATCAAGAAGCATTCGCGAAGTCCGATGCTAAATCAGAGTCATCCTCTGACAGCAGGAGCTTCTGTGCCTCCTTGAATTCACGGATCACAGTTTCATTGTGACCCCGCACGGTCTGATCAAACTTAGCAACGAGTTGCTTGTCGTCGTCAGATAAACCCACAACACCAGAGAGCGTCGGCACCGGAGTCCAGTAGGTCACGCTCCCCTTCTTGTTTTTGTGCGTACGAAGAGTGATCTCACAGTGCGCCATCAGCTTCTTCTGATTACTCAAGCCGCTGATGAAGTCTGCGATAGGCTTGAAGCCTGACTTCTTGAAGTACGCGATCACAGGCTTCTTATCGATCTTCACTTGACTGCCAGAACCCGTATTGAACGTGCCTGATATCGTGCCGTAGATCACCTGATTACAGATGACCGCACGACTCTTCAGGTAAGCCGGGTCTTGCTGATCCAGTTGCTCCTCCTCCTGACGAGTGAGGCGACCACACTTGTTGCCGCCTTCCGTGTCAGGAAAAGTGCCGTCAAACTTAGGGCGTTGCACCGACTTGCACGAGAAGCCGCCACGCCCTTCATTTATCTCCGAATCCCACATCGAATACTCGTACATACGCATGAGGGCTTGGAGCTTCACTTCCGATGCGTACAAAAACTCACCGTCCACAAAAATTTTCCAGTCTCCACGCGTTAGAGATTCTCCGTCTTCAGTCTCCTGATCGTAGTTGATGCTCAACCGGGGCAACCCAACGCGGTTACCACCGCCTTCCCCCTGCCCCGTGAGCTTCATAAGCTGTTCGGTATCGTCACTCTGAAGAGCGGCGACGAGAGCGTCCATTTCGCTATTCATTTCCATGATGTCTGTCCCATCCATATCCTTCACTCCTGTACGTTTGGATAGTCGATAAAGGCAATCTTACAGTTCTACGTCGTGTAAGTCAAGCCAATTTTTTCCCACTTTGATTTCGATGCCGACGGGCATGTTGTACGTGATGCCATAACGTCGAACAGTTTCAAAGGGTAACGATAACATGGCGTGCTTCATCAGGTCGATGCAAATATTTTTTTCGTCCGGATGTACGTCCATGACAATCGAGTCGTGTACCGTGTTGCAAATCACACTGTGTATGTTTGCGTCACGAACGGCCTTCTCTAAGGCAACGAGTGCTATGGGAAGCAAGTCGGCGGTAGCAAACCCC